TCCTGCACTTGTGCGCCAGCTGGTGCGCTCTGTGGACTTTCTGGTGGTTTAACACCCGGTTGCTCAGGTGGCGGATTAGTTTCTCTAAACTGTCTTAGAATCTCAGCTTGGATCGCAGCTTCTGACATATTGTTGCCAACTTTATCTGGATCAAGATCCATTGACTTAGCAATTTCACGTACAATGTAATCCATACGTGCAAATGGAGCAAGCGCAGGGTTTGATACCACTTGCATAAATTGCATGAGGCGTTGGCTACGTACTTCGTTAGCCATAAGACTTTCTGTACCACGAGCTTTTATCTCCAAGTCACCTTTAATTTCTTTATCAAAATCAAACTGCATGTTAAAACCAAAGAAGGCTTTACCTAGTGGTGCTAATAGATAGTCATCTATGTTTTTAACTACGTTGCGAATAGAACCATTAGCAGCAGACATAAGCATGCTAATACCAGATGCCGTTCTACCCACACCCGAAACGCCAGTTTGACCATGCGCAAAAGAAGGAAAGCCAGTGCTTTCATCAGCCAGAACCCTAGCTTTATCAAACATCTGCATGTTTTCGTTAGATACATTCGGGAACTTTGTTCCAAAGATAGCTTGACCAGGTGCCCCTCCTTGTCTCCTAAACACTTTTCCTGGATACACGGAGAGGTCTTGCCCTGGGACGAGATTAGTCTCGTCTACCTCAATCAATAGATTACCAGACAATGCTGCGTTATCTACTGCCATTCGCATAAAGCCATTCATAAGTGTTTGTGTATCGTCCATATTTTCAGCAATACCTATGCCAAAAATACTGTACGGATTCATTTCATAAGGTGCGACAAAATAAGGAATGTAAGCTGGAGTAAATGGATTCATTACAAGACGTAATACTTGACCATTACAAATCCAGATGTTTACACTTAGTTGATCTGCATCCTCTAAATCTTTAGGGATATCTACTCCCTGATCTTCTATTATTTCTCTGTCTACAAAACCCCAGAACTCTAGAACTTCAAAACGTGCAGCTCTATCTTCTTCTGAGTTGTCTTCCATGATGTGTTCCCACCACTCTTTACGATAACTTTCACCAAGTCGTAAAGCATTGTCCACAGCATTTTCACGAAAGTATGGACGATTTTTTAAGCCACGTAGTTGGGAACGTGACATCTTATGTCTTTCTATAATATACTCTGCTTCCTCCATAGTAGCTGCATCAGGATCTGGGTAGAAGTTCCAAATAGATACAGATGTAGTTTGAGGGATTGTTTTAAATTTAGGAGAGTAATTACCTTCTTCATCCCAGTTTGGGTATTCTTTATCTATGGCAAATGGACCCTTCATGATTCCTGTGCCAAAGAGTGCTGTCTCAAATGCAGCAGCACGTAGATGTTTCTTTGCGTGAGATTCTTCTAACTGGTCATGTATTTTCTTTTCCATCTTTTTAGCTGCAACTTCTGCAGGATGAAACTGTACAGCAGATGGAGTCGAACCTTTTCGTAGTTTTACATCTTCAGCAACAGGTTCTAATACACCAGATAATGCACCTAGTCTTTCTCTAAACTCTGGTAACGTTTCTCCTGGAAGTAACTCAGCCATCTCTGGACTTACAGCTTTTCTTATCTCAGGATTAGTTTCAAAACTAACAGTATCTTCTACACCGTCTGGTAAAGTTGTAGGATCAATACTAATTGGAAATCTATTACCACCAAATAATACTTCTGCTATTTGACCGTAAGCTGCAAGAACTTTTGTTTTAGTTACTTTTACAAATACACGAGATTTTTCTGATGAAGTAAACTGTACGTTAGGTCCATAAATACCACGGTAGTTTCTATATGCTTGAATCCAACGTTCTTCATCTAATTGTCTAGCTGTTTCAGATTTACCATACTTATCTTTTACAAACTGGACAATACGACCTGCAAGTGGATCTGAGTAGTCTTCTTCAGAAACATCCTCTATTGCAGAGGTTTCTTCCATGTCCATGATCATTTCTTCAAAATCTTCTTCTGCCATTTTATTTCCTTAGTATCCAAATGTGGGGTCTGATGCTTGAAAACCTGTTCGTTGTGTTGCAGGGTCAAAGTCAAATATGTTACTGCGTGGTCTAGTCATTATACCGTATCTTAATGCATCGTATAAGTGATCTTCTGCATGTGTGTTTACATCTTCTGGATTATTTTTATCAAGAGGTAAACCTGGTATTTGAGATATAATATTTGTACAATTATTAAAAAATACTAATCTAGGTTCTTCTGTAAACTCATCTACCTGCAGCCTTCTGTGTACTTCATTTTTACCTGCAACACGAGAACCTTTTGATCTATCTGAAGGTCTCCACCTACAACCTTTCATAATCATTTGTTCTGCTAAACTTGGACCTGTATCACCACGTTTATGCCAAAGAGATGAGTCAAGAACTCCGTAACGTATATTTTCTCCAGACTCATTTTCTATCTCTAGTATCATATCAGCTAGGTCAGTAGCTGTAACCTTTGATACATATAATTCTCTGTATACTACTAACTGTTCAGAACCAGGAACCATAGTAAACCAAAGAACACCAGTATGAGATCCATAACCATAATCGCAAGCTCTAAACTTAATCCAACTAGAAGGTATGTCGTAAGGATCTACTACGTGTATTTTCCTGTTAAACTCAGGAAAAGCCGCACCTTCGTTTATATCCCAGTCACCTTCAAGTAGTTGCCTACGTTGATGTTCAGGTAGCGATAGAAGATTAGCTTCGTATAAACCATCATCTGCCAAGTACGGATTGTCGAAGAGGGTGGCAGGGATGAACTTACGTTTGAACAGAGGCTCACCCTCTCGACTATGACCTTTCGGCCACGATATCACCTCTCCATTTTCATCAGTAGCATAG